ATTCTATTTAATGTTGGAACATTAGCACTTCCATCACTACCAACTTGAGTGCCGTTGATGTACATAACATAATCATCTTGAGCATAAGCAACTGCTATTTTTTTAATTCCCTCACTTGGCGAAACAGGTGTTGTAATCAAACCTTGAGCGTAACCTGCAGCACGAATGTTGCAATAAATGAAATCGGATGTGTAATCATATCCTATGTGTATACGATTATTTGATGTTCCATCGGATAAAGTCATATACATTTGGTCAGCATCAGTATCAGTAAAATCTATCTCTGCGTAGAAAGAACCTTCAGTTTGACCGATTAAATCGGTTGCAGATGTTTTATTACAAGTCTCACCAACACGACTCACACTACTCCCATAGGTAGGTATGTAGGATGTTGCGTAGGATGCTTCTTCAAGTTGTGCTGCAAAAGCAAGTAAGTCTAAATTAAGCCCTGCAGTAGGTGTATTGACAAGCCAAAAACCACCCGATGATGCCGTTGGCGTAAATGTGTATTCAATACGCTGCCATTCATCTGTAAGAGTAAAAGTGGGGCTGAAGTATTGACCAGAACCATCGTAATATGAAAAGCGTATGTTTGTATTTGTACCGCCATTATTCTTTACATATAAACTAATAGTATATGGTACTGCAGTCCAAGTAACTGAAGTGTATAACCTTGTTGATTGTTGAGCAGATGCCGCAACAAATCGGGTAGCATTAGATACACCTTCAGGAGATATTCCTGCGTTGTCACTTACTGAAAAAACAGGTGAGCCACCTTTTATCCAATAAGAACTATTGAAGTATTCACTTTGCGTAATAAGGTTAGTCCTCTGTGGCTCTAACAATAGTGCAGGACACGAACTATCCGTATAATCTAATCTTGGAGTATTGTCTGTAATACCTCCGTATACGGCAGCAGTAGTTGTTTCTATATAGTCTCTTGCTACAAGTCCCTGCTCAAGTTGGGCTGCGTATATGTGTATAACATCTCCCGATGCTGCGGCAGGATTACCAAATTCAAACCCAATGTTATTAGAACCACTTGCATCAGCAAAGTGTTCAAATCTTTGCCACTCACTTGTTAATTCAAAATAAGCAGTATTTGAACCTATGCGAATTTCAATATCGTGTCCTATTGTAGAGCCAACCCCTTTCGCCCAAATGCTAACACAATGAATACCGCTTAAATTCCAAAATTGATATAAGTAAGGGTCGGTGTTTACAGCAGTCCAAGACCAAGCATTAGAACCTCCGTTTGGGTCTGCAATGCCTTGAGTAAAAGTACCTGCTTTTGGAGACCAACCACTATTGAAATTATTAGAGTATATAAATTTATTACTTGTCTCCTTCTCTATATTACCATCTGCATTAACTCTCGTAGCAGCACTTGCACGAGTGAAAGTAAAATCACCATCACCGCTTACAGGCTTTTGGCTAAACACTTTACCTGTCTTTGTTCCGCTTGGTATAAGTACCAAACTTGATTTATCGTATATGCTCATATCTTACAAAGTTGTTAATGCGATACACTCGCTATCAGTTAATGCCGTAGGGAAGATTATAGTGCTATCTACATTCATAATGGATTGAGGTCTTAAATGCAACCTTCCAAAATTAATTGTTGCTGCTGCAAAGGTGTTTTTTTCTACCCCATTTATAAAGGCAGTCATCACACCATTCTCTATCCTCAAACAAATTTTAACTTTATCTCCTACTGAAATTCCCAAAGAGGAGTATGTGTAGTCAAAGTTTGCAGAGGGTACATCGGTTCTCACACGAATAGTCGTGCTGTTGTTTTGATATACTCTAATTCTACTGCTGCCCGAACTATTCTCTAATAGATGCTCCCCTCCACCGCTTTGTCTTTCGGGAGCAATGAACTCGGAGAAGTAGGTTAATGTTTCAGTATCTGCTATTGTATGTGTTGCTACTGCATTGTCAACCGACCTCGTAACCGCAGAACCCATAGTAGGTATGTAACTTGTAGGGTAACTTCCTGTTTCTAATTGTGCGCCATAGATATAATAATCTTGAGACCCACTTGTACCTTTGATTACAATACGAGCATTTCCTGCCGCTCCCTTTGTTCCTGTAACCCAACATCTAACCCATCCATTACCCACATCTTCAGCATAAGCCGAAGTATTAGTCCAAGTGCTTGGAGGAACAGATACTGATGTTTCTAAAGTGTCAAGATTTATGTTCCAAGAAAACTCCTCAATAGTATCATCAGTCATACCCATTCTAAAAATGTTATAACTGATTTTCTTTACATAAACTGATGCAGTATAAGGTTGTGAGGCAGTACCTGCGCCACTTACATTATACAATGCAGTTGTAGTACCACTTGATAAAAGAGATGCGTTTTGAACTCCTTCTGGACTAATTGCCGCATTAGAAGTAACTGATGCGTTCCCAAATTTTAACCAAGAAGAATCTTCAAAGTATTCACTTGTAATTAATGCATTCGTTCTTTGAGGCTCAAGTAAAAGAGAAGGACACGAAGCACCACCACTATAATCTAATCTCGGTAAGTCCTCTAATATACCTGCTTGTGCAGTAGATGCTCCTGTCTCAATGTAGTCAGTAGCAACCATTGAAGATTCTAATTGAGCGTCTTGGATGTAGATGTTACCTGCATCCGTAATACCAATCCGTTGAGGATAGAACACCCAAGAAGAAGCCGAACTAAAGTTAGCAGTAAACCCACAACGATACCATCCTGCTCCTGCATCCTCCATAAAGGTATTGATAGGGCTTCCAAAAGTAGCACTATGAGTGCCATCGTCTAACTTAAACTGAACTCTAAAGTCAGAAGTTAGTGAGCGAATAGTTAGGTATGCGTTGCTTCCTGCTTTCGCATAGATTGAAATAGTATGCACTCCTGTAAAGGAGATGTTTTGGTATAGATTCTCAAAACCATTAACTCCCGTAGTAGACAATTCCCAAGCATCATTCGTTCCATCGTATCCCGACTGCCCACTTGTAAGGCTAACATTTGATGTTACAAATGGAGATGTACTGAAACTATTTGATTGCAACAAGAGATTCTCTCTACCCTTCTCAATAAGACCATTAACATCTACCCTTGTAGCAGCAAGATTTGAACCCCTACTAAATGTGAAATCCCCATCTCCATCAGTAGGGCGCATACTATACAACTTACCATCCTTCACCGCTGAAGGTATCATTACTAATGAGGCATCCTTATACAGACTCATATCAATTCGTTTAATTCGTTAATAGTACAGGTTCTCGCTTCGGTATCACCTCCTGCTGCTTCTACCCTAACATCATAGGCATCCATTAATTGTCTGCCTCTATCTGCTTGTGGGAATCTTCTCAAAGATTTAGAAACACACTCAAAAGCCTCCATCGTAGCACCATCCGCTAATGCTCTTTGTTGGAATTGTGCAGGGTCTAATATATAGAACATTGCACTTCCCCAACCTATTTGGTTAGTAAATGCATCACCACTACCCCACCAAGTAGAGCCGTAGATTGAGCCGTATCCTTTCTCACCCATTTTTCTTATTCTTTTTCATGAGGTACTTCTTTAACTTTTGGATGTTTTCCACCTTAGGCTTATAGGTTTGCTTTACTATAAAACCCATCCGTTGAAGTTTTGATTCTTACTAGGGTACATATCATCATTAGATGATGTATTGTACTCAGGGTACAGGCTATTGTAATAAGCCATGTGGTCTACAAACCTTCTGGAATAATGCTCTGCTATATCACGCTCCTTCTGTACAAGGTAATCTAAATCCTCCTTAGTAACGCTGGTGCCATTCTCAGCACCCTTAGTATAGATACCCCCATTTGCTACTTTAAAGTGTATGTAAGGCAATATCTCTATCGCAGCATAGTGTATTACCATATCCTGAATATAGTTCGTAAAAAGGCTCAGGTAGTTACCAGAAAGACTATCAGCTGCAATATCTGCAGCAACCTTGTTAAAAAGCTTTGTGCCTAATATAGTCTGTATGTGTATGTCCTGTGCAATTTTAATAAATTGTATCATCTGGTCTCTATCAACATTGCCATTGATACCAGTGCGCTTAATTACATCAGCAGGGCTAACGAATAATACTTGTGCCATTATATACCGCCTTGAATATCCTTACTGGAAGGAGGGTTAATAAATCCTTTGTTCTTCATGTTGCTAGGTGTTACAGCAACCTTAGGGTCATTAGCCTCTGGTCTAAACCCTTTACCCCTAGCCTTTGTAGTGCTAATGGTTTGAGCATTTGGTGATGTTACATCAGGCTTAACACCGCCCTTACTCATGTAAGTTCTGCGAATCCATTTGTGCTTACATCTAGCACCACCCTTGTAAAGCCATACGCTATATGTAGAGGCTCCCTCTGGGCCAAAGCCCTGATTTACCGCTTGGTTATCCATGCGTATAATATCCTCCTTGCGGTAAAGCTTACCTGCTGACATCATCTTGCGGCAGAACTCACGCTGTGGGCTTTTACTGCCCTCGTACTTGTAGCGTACCAGAAACTTAGTGCCCTCTACATTCTCCCCATCCTGCTCACTCTTTGCATTAGGGCGTGCGGTGCCAGTTGAGGCAAAGCCCATCATTTTGTCCAGTGCTTCCTCCTGCTCATAATCAACATCACGCTCATCAACCAACTCCCACTCCTCAAGGTCAACATCCTCGCCAAGTGCTATAAGGTCATCTGCAATATCATCATAGCCCTCAGGCATATCAGTGGAAAGCTTAACGCCTGTTTCCTCCTCTATTACCTCAACACTATTTACATCCTCAGTATCTGTAAACTCAATAGGTGCTAGTGTTACAAAGTACAGGTTAAGCGATACATTATTAAACCCTAGTATCTTATCAATTGCTGAAATTACCTGCTCCTGCTTAGGGCGTATAACGCTGTTATCAAACAGCTGGAATGCCGTTTTTATCTCATCAGCATTGTTACCTAATCCTGTTTGGTCTTTAACACCAAATAACATAGGGCTGGTAATGCGGTGGCCTACTAATACTTTCTGCTGGCTTTCACGGCTCAGGAATTCATATTGTGCAGAGGCCTCACTTAACTGGACTGGCTCAATGCTAGCTGCGCTGTCGCTGCTATCGTTAAAAGCTAGGATAAACTTACCAGCATTACTACTGCCTGACCACTTTTGTTTTATCTGTGATTCAATAATATCACGCTCCTCCTCTGGTGGAACACCATTATTAAAGTTCACAATCATAGAAGGCGCTAGGCCGTTCTTAATGTTATTGATGTGGTAGTTAGCTATCTCACCCTCTAACTCAGCATATGGCAAAGCCCCTTGATAATCCACAGGGCTGTAATAATAGCTACCACTGCGATATGGTCTAAAGTAAAGTATCTCAACTTTATCTCCCTGAGAGCCGCACCCAAAGGATGGGATGCGCTCAACACCTTTCTTACTGCGTACCTCACTCCAATCATAAGCATAATAATAAGCCTCTACCTCACCCTCTGCGTTACACTTCTCTGCACGCAAGGTTTCTACAGGCATGTGGTATACCTCAACAATCTTGCTTTTATCCTTGTTATAAATAACTTGGAAAGCACCATTGCCCAGCATATAGTAATCGTTGATTACTTTTTTAAGTTCCTCATCTTTAATAAGCTTCTTAAGCTGCAAGTAACCCTGTGGGTTCTTAGCACTATCTGTAGCATCAATACCCTTACCGAATACCATATCAATGACTCCAGAGATAACAGCATTATTAGTAGGGCTGCCATTGTAGCGGTTTATTAAGTAGTTGAAGTAATCGTTATCATCTCCGTACTCTACCCACCCTTTGCGAGCATTCTCGCTTACTA